CTAAAAGTAGAGAAACTAATCGCAGAACGCCTGAAAGATGGTTCACTATCGATAAAAGATACTGAAGACATAATGGACTCTGTTGTAGATTCTACAAATCAATCTAAAGCGTTAAATGAAAGTAATGCAGCAGCAATTAAAGAGGGTGTGCAATTCTTATTTAAAGAAAGAGATCTTTTAAGAGACAATACAGAAGAGAGAATAAAACAGGAACAATCTATAGAGAGAGCTTCAAGGATTATGAAACTCTCTAATAGGTTCGTAAATCTCCAAGAGAAAAAGGATTTAGCTTCTGAAGAGGCTGCAAAAAGTAGCGCTCGGCTTCTCATAGACGAAAGGCTAAATAGTTTAAAATCCCAAAAACCCGGAGCTTCAGGAGTTTTTCAAAGAGCTACAGACGTAAAAATAGCTCAAGAAAATTTAGCATTAGTAAATAGGATCACTGCGATTTCTGAGGAAGCGCTTAAAGATAGGGAAACCACGAGGTCGAACAAACTCAAGATGGATCTTGCGGGAGAGGGAGATCCCGAGAAAAGGAAACTACTTAATGCTGAATATCTGATAGCGAGAAGCAAGGATATTGCGCTCACTAACGATTCTATAAAATCCACAAGAGACAAAGCTCAAGCTGATTTATTAGCTGCTGAACAAGCTGGGGCTTTTAAAAATTCTTTAGCTATAGCTGAAGACGCTGTTTTCGATTTAGGATCTACATTAGAAAAATCTAAATTCAATCAAGATACAGCCGCAACAACAAAACAGAGGGTTGAAGCTGAGTTAAGGACGTCTGCGATATTGGATTCTTTATCTAAAGGAGGAAGCGATCAAGAAATAATAAAAAGGATCAAAGAAGAGCCTTTAACTCGATCTTTAAAGGATAGATTTAGATTATCTGGGAAAAGTGGTCTTGAAATAAATTCTGAATTCTTAGAAAACGTAAAGGGTGCATCTTTATCCTTTAAAGATAATTTAACCACTGGGATATCCGAAGCTTTAAGTGGGGCAAGAAACCTAAGTGATGTTTTAAGGAGCGCCGCAGTATCATTCTTGGATTCTATGAATAAAGCTTTCATGAATAAAGCTGTAGATTCTATCGTTAATTCATTTGCTAGTGGAGGACCAATAACAGGAGGTTCAGGTCATAAAGATGATGTCCCAGCGATGCTTATGGGCGGAGAATTCGTCATGAATAAAAGAGCTGTGAGTAAATATGGAATGGGATTTATGTCAGCGTTAAACTCTGGATCTATTCAAGGTTTTGCTAGTGGTGGTCAAGTAAAGGATAAAGAGGGGATGTTTACTACACCCGGAATTAATGGTGCTGGATCTATTAGCGGAGGTCGAGATCTATTATCATTTGCCACTCAAACTCCAGTAGCCCTCGCGAGAGATAGCATAAAAAGTTTTGGAGGGTTCTTGGGGTCTGAAAGCGGTAGAATGACTGCTTTTGGTAGAAGAAATAACCCTGAGTTCCAAAGAGTTCAAAAAGCTAAGAAACAAGCTTTTGATTTGTATGCTAAAGAACTAAATGCGGAAATGCAAGCTAAAGAACAAGGGAAAGCTAATAAAAAGAGTTTAACAAACAGTTTAATTGGCGCGGCAGCTTCCGGTTTAATCTCAGCTGGTGTCAGCGGCTTCTCCAAAGGTTTTGGAGTAAAGGTTGGGGCTGATGGACAGAATCTAGGTTTCGGCAAAAGAATTTCTGCAGGATTTAAAACAGCAGGTTCTGCTTATGGAGATATATTCAGCGGGGCTGGGCAAATGCTCTCTGGCGGATTCAAGCAGGGGTTTTCTGATATTCGTCAGGGATTTTCCGGGGGATCATTTAATCCTAAAGGTGTCCCTGTATTTGATGATGAAGGTCTGGAAGGGGCCGTGCTGAACGGAAGACCAACGGATTTACCTAAACTTCTAGCTACAGGAGGATTAATCCCTGCTGCTGGTGGAGTTGATACAGTTCCCGCAATGCTTTCTGGAGGAGAGTTTGTTATGAACGCCGCTGCTACTCAAAATATTGGAGCATCGAATTTACAAGCTCTTAACTCTGGAACTGGAGTTAGTGATAATTCAGATTTAGTTGTTAAGCTCGATGAGCTTATAAGGGCTACAGAAGACTCTCAGGCGGCGGGTAACATCAGTATTACTGTAAATGGATCTAACGGGTCCGAAAGTAGTGTAGGCGGTCAGGGAGCCTCTGAGGAGCAAAGAAATCTATCTGAAAAAATTAAAATAGCTGTTAAGCAGGTTATTGCTGACGAGAAAAGATTGGGAGGACAACTTAGGAGATAATGTTTGATTCAAGACTAAATGAAGAAGTAGAAGTTCGTGTCGCGGGGAAACACCTGTCTGGTGTTGATTCCGCTAGTATTTCATATTCTAATAATGCAATAACCTCTAAGATACTAGGGTCTAAAAACGGATTAACTACTGTTGGTGCCGCTACACAACAGACTTTGTCTGTATCTAGATATCTTATTTATGATGATCCTGTTTTAGCTTTGACAGGAGCGTCAAGCACTTCAGGATCTGTAACTTACAACAGTGAGCAATACGAGTTCGATAGCGGTTACTTAAATAACTATTCTGTGAATTGCGCTGTTGGCTCTGTGCCTAAAGTCAATGCTGATTTCATGATCATTGATGAATTAGTCAGTCAATCCAGTGAGACCTCGTCTGCCGAAAGTATAAGTTCTATAGATATCCCATCTCAAGGTTCTATAAGCATAAGCTGTGACAACTCATCTACAAATCGTGTAATTGGTTTTGATTACTCGATCAAAGCGGAGAGAAAACCCCAGTATAGTATCGGTCAAGAATCTGCGGTTGCTGTAGAATTAATTCCGCCGTTAGAATATTCTGCTCAAGTTCAAATAGAAGTCGATGAGGCTTTACCTCAATCAGCTTTTAATTTCTTAACTAACAGGGAAAATAAAACTATTAGTTTTGATATAGATGGTCGGGGAGGAGCTAATATTCAATCATTAAGTATTCCTAACGCTTCCTTAGTTAGTGAATCTTTATCTGCTTCAGCCGATGGAGCGTTAGTTTTAAATTTAAATTATATTGGTCATGGATTCTGATTTGTTTTATAATAGAGATTCTAATATTTCTGGGGTAACAGTAGAAACTGATTACTCAGGTCTTAGCTTGACTCCTGTATACGGTTCAAAAGTTTCATTTAAATCTAAGGTTTTTTCTTACGAGGTTGATGACCATAATACTAATATAATTCCTCACTCAATGAACAACTTAGAGGCTGAGTATAGAGTTAGGTATGATGTTAATGAAACCAATGCTAGAAAAATAGCGGCATTTATAGAAAGCAAAAATGGAGATACTCTTTTTGAATTCAATATAGATAATAGCGGCATATATAAATCATTATCTGGTATATCCGATAACTACGCAATTAATCATATTAATAATCAACATTATGAAGCGGCAGTAACGTATACTGTAGATCAATCTCCTAATCTTTTTAATTGGTCTGGAATGAATTTCACTAATCTATCTTTTGAAAGTTTCGCCTATTCAAACGCTTATGAAAAGTATGATGTTGTATATACAGGAGTTAACACAAACAAATTAAACAACTTTTACTATTGCACAGCAGATCATACTTCTTCCGCCGCGAATTCTCCCACGGGGGCTTCTTCAGCTTGGTCTCAAGACTTCTTCTTTAAGCCTGACATAGGGTTGCAAAATGATGTCCAATTGAAGAACGAGAAGATCGAATTCAAAAACTCTTTTGTAAAAAGAATAAAAACAAAAGATAATAATGCATCATTCCCCGTTTCTTATCAATTTAATAGTATTAGTGATAAGCAATTAAAATGTATGTTACATTTTTTAGAGAATAAAGCGGGTTATAGAAGATTCAAACATCAGATACCATCTGTATATAATAGACCCAAAGTTATGTACTGCCCAGAATGGGATCATACTTGGAAATATAAAAACTCAAATGATCTATCTTTGACTTTAGTTGAAGATGTTTTAGGTGTAATACCAACAGGAACTTAATATGGCTAGAGATATTTTAAAGAGCAATAATTCAATTGTGATTGCTGGGCAAAAACCAGCGTTTACCACCGCTAATAGAGATGGTTCTAGTATGAGTGGCGCTTATATGAGTACTGTCCAAAGTGTGTCGGTTGGTTTTTCTCAACAACGACAAAAATCAAAACAGCTAAGTTCTCAAGATTTATCTATTAATAATATTACTAGAATGCCAGATGTTGATTTGTCTATCAGTTATTATTATACTCCAGCAATGCTAAACGAAAATTTATTAGGTTTAGTGGGCGCTAACCCTTCTTATCAAGGTACAGGGTTTTTTGAGGGATATACTAATGAGGATCAAAATTTTTATATAGTAAATCATCAAGATCAAGGATCTGATATGATAAATAATGGCGACTCTGAGGTCGCCAACCTCGCAACAACTGCTGAAGTCATTTCTATTGGTAATTCTTTTTTAACAAATTATTCTCTAGGGTTCTCGATAGGATCTGTGCCTGTTGTTTCAACAACTTATAAATGTTCTAACACAACCATTCAAAACCTTACTTCTAGCCAAGTAGAAAATCCTGCTATAAATTTACAGTCAGGTAATAATAATAATGTAGGCACAGTTTCTTTGGAAGACGCTAAAGTTCTTGGTTTTGATTACTACAGCAATATTAATAGATTCTCTCCTCCGCTTTGTAGTCCTACAGATGTTAATGTAACATTACAAAATCTACAGATTGGTGGCGCTCCTATTAGTGGGGACGCTCATTTACAATCATTTTCGTTTAATATTCCAATTGATAGAGTAGATCAGTTTGGGTTAGGCAGTGATTACCCTTATAATCGTAAAGTTAAATACCCTATACAATCTGATGTCAATTTAGAGTTTCTGGTTTCTGGTTTTGCTACAGGAGAGATTGCGAATTTAATAACTAATGAATCAACTTATGATTTTGATATCCAAGTTGTAGATACCAATGAAGAATATCAGAACACTTTTTCATTTGAGGATTTAAGATTAGAAAACTCGTCTTACTCAATGAATGTTAATGACCAAATGAATTACTCTTTGAGTTTTAGCTTAGAAATAAAAAATCAATAAAATGGGTTTAAAAATAAAAAACAGCAAAAACATTATTACTGACGGACTAGTTCTAAACTTAGACGCTTCAGATAAATTATCTTATTCTGGAAGCGGGGTAACTTGGACAGATAGAAGTGGTAATGGCTACAACAGTACATTAATTAATGGACCAGATTTTACTTCTGCAAATGGAGGCGCGATTGTATTTGATGGTGCTAATGACAGAGCTACGTTTACTACTCCTATAGGAGCTTCATCATCTCAGACTTATGAAATATGGACAAATATAATTGCATCGAGTGGTGCAGCAGCGGGATTTGCATATCTTCTGCATAATAATTCTAATAATCATTCCACAGGGAATTCTTATTTGCATATTGGTGTATCCAGTGATGGTAAATATACAGCATCGTTGAATGGTCAATATGTTAATATGAATACTGGAGTCGTAGCTAGTAATTCAAACATAGTGCAGATTATACTTACGTGGGACGGTACAACTCAAAAAAATTATATTAATGCTGTATTAAAGAATTCAGAATCTTTAAGTGGTAGTGTACAGAATTTTTCTACTACTACCGGCATGGGAGATGCTGTCCAAGCAGGTGCGAACGGCTATAGAGAAGTTCAAGGTAGAGTCTATTCGGTTAAAATCTATAACAAAGCTTTGACACAAGCCGAAATATCTCAGAACTACAATGCCACTAAATCTAGATTCGGTCTCTAATCATAATCAACCTTAACATTCTTACTCTCGTAAGTTTTAGATTGGGAGTG